GATGTATTAGACCGATATAGGCGTAGAGGACAAAATAGTGCAAGTGTCGCAGCACCTGTTGACGCAGCACCTGTTGACGCAGCACCTGTTGACGCAGCACCTGTTGACGCAGCAACAGGTAACGGTATATTACAGGATGTGCAAGAAGAGCAAAAACCTAATAATTTACGTTATCTTGCAGGTTTGCTAGGCAGTATTATGGCAGATAGATATGGCAATCCATCACAGCCAGAAGATAATTTTTCAAAATATATGAAATATACACAAGATGCAATAAATCAACAAAGATTAGATAAGCAAGGTATAGAAAGTCAATTCCGTAATTACACAACTTCAGACGGAAAAACAGTGTTTGGCGCACCAACACCAGCTGGAGGTTTCCGAACTATAGAAGGAATCGTAGCAACAGGCGATGACAGTAGTGGCAATAGTGGTGGCTACCCAAAACTTATACCTACGGGTGGTGGTGGCTACATTATGATGACAGAAACTGAACACAAAAAGTATCAGGAAAATAAAGGTAAAACTACGCAAGAAGCTTTAGATAATCTTGCAAGCATAAGGCAGACAACTAACGCACGCGCAGATAATTTTGATACATTATTAAAATATGATGATGATACATTAAATAAATTTTTTAACCGAATGGTAGGATTTGAGGGCGTTAGTGGCAAGTTTAGAGACGCTAAAGCCGCATTTGGTAAAGAAGAAAACAAAGAGGCTTATACAAATATATACAATACTTGGGAACTAATTGGTTCACAAAAAGCAAAAGAAGCATACGTTAATATATTAAAAGGCGCAGGTTCAATATCAAATTATGAAACAGATATTATGAAAAAAACTATAGACAAATTAAATACAAATATGAGTGCAAGTACATTAAGAAAAGAATTAAAAAAATTAAAATTTTTAGAAGAATTTATCGCGCACAATGCAGCAGCAAATATAAGTGGCTTCTCTGATAGTAAGGGCGCTTACGATAAACTAGATACAAAAGAAGCATTGAGATTGTTTGAAGACAAAAATAACGAAATTTACAATTTAAATGATTATCTTGATTATAAGAGTAGGCAAAAGTAATGGGTTACAATATAGATACAAAACGTAATGCACCAATACCAGATTTAAGTGAAACATTGTTAAATCAATTAATTGCATATCAAGCAATACGTGGTGCTACAGCAAATTTATCAGACCCTGTAGCGGCACGTATGTTAGCAAGTAAAAATAATATATCAAACGAAGATGCAAAGAGACTGTTAAGACAGCGTAATAAAAAAGTATATGAACAAGCAAATAAAAGAGCACTTGCTTCAAATATTGGCGGCTCTGCACTTGGTTTCGGCAAAGTAATGAAAGCTGGTATGTTGCCATCACAATTACTTAAAAAACGTAATTTAGCAGCAAATGCTGGTGGTATGGCAGTGCCAAAATTAGCAAAAAGTAACGCATTAACAAGGGCAGCTAATACAGGTGGGGGTGCTGCTTTAGATAGCGCTGTTTATAGTGGGATAGCTACAGGTGTTGATACAGATTTTAATCCAGCAACAACATTGCAAGCTGCGGCAATAGGTGGTATTTCAGGTGGGCTTGCACAGGCTGGAATAAACAAATTTGCAAATAGTAGAATTGCTAATAAAAATACTAAATTGCGTAAAGAAAACGAAGCAAACACAGTAGATTTAATTAAAAAAAGAGATAATTATTATAACGATGCTAAAGCTAAAAGTGCTCCGATAGAAGACGATGTAATTGAAGGAGCATTAGTTGGAGTAGATACATATAGACTAGCGCAATTGCCTGAAGACAGTAAAGTAGGCATATATTACAACAAATTACGCGAACAAATTAAGCCAGTTGAGCAACCAGCAAGCAATATAATACCTGAAGATAGTTTACAAGCTGAATTTAAAGCAATGGGATTAAAACCATACAGTACAATACCAAAAGATAAACTTGTAGTACCAAACACAACAGTGTCAAAAAAAGATTTTACAACTAATGATTTATTTAATTTGCAAACAAATTTAAATAGAAACTTTGATAGTTTAATACCAAACGAAAGAGAAGTACTTAGACAAATTAATAATAATTTAAATAAAAATATATTAAAATATAGTAACCCTAGAGCACGTTTTTCACAATCGCGATACATACTAGGAAATAAGAAAAATTCACAAATTTCTCAAATAAACAAATTAGAAAATATAATAGGTAGGAAAAATAATTATGATAGTGCTGGTAATGTAATTAAAGGAAAAATGCAACAACCAGAAGAAGTGCAAAATGTTGCAAAAGAATTACGAGAAATTTATAGAGCTAAACGAACAGCAAACAATAGACCAGACACAAACCCCCAACAAGATAATTTAATAAATGAAATAGAAAGTATAGCAAGTAAAAAACCAGGGTTATCTGGCAGATTGTCAAAATTAGCTTTATCTGATAATACAACAAGTATGGGGCCAATTGGCGTAATGTCACTGTTGAGTGGCGCAACTGTTGGTGGTCTGGCTGGTGGTGTGACTGGCGGTGCATTAATACCTGCGTTGTTATTAGGTGGTGCTGAAGTTGCAAGAATATCTGTAACCAAACAAGCAAAAAAAGATGCACTTAAAATAATTAATTTATTACAATTAGAAGGTAAGGCTAGAGTGTTAACACCAAAAGAAAAAAATATAATTAATAATGCTAGTAGAGTATTAGGCGCTAAAGTAGGTCAGGCACTTACATTAAAAACAACGCCAGATGCTTACAAAAAATGATTAGCCGCAAACCTATACTAAAAGCCAAGATGAAGTGCAACAAGCCTAGACGTACACCGGGGCATAAAACAAAGTCGCACGTTGTAAAGTCGTGTTATGACGGCAAAGAAAAAATTATACGCTTTGGACAGCAAGGTGCTAGTACAGCAGGAAAGCCTAAGTCTGGTGAAAGCCAACGTATGAAGAAAAAGAGAGCTAGTTTTAAAGCGAGACATCGCAAGAACATAGCAAAAGGTAAATCAAGCGCAGCCTATTGGGCTAACCGCGTAAAATGGTAATGGAGAGTTAAATGCCAATAGCTGAAGATAGTGCTGGTGGTTCACCTGTACCCATTCCTACAAACCTGACAACAAACCTTACCGGGGAAGCAACAGGTAGTGGTACATTAGATTACACAACAGGCGATATAGATATTGCAGTAACTGTTGTAGATAATGGTCACAATCACATACTTAGCAACATTACAGACGTACAAGTTAACAATGCAATAAGCGGTCAGATACTTGTTTACAATGGAACTGTGTGGGCTAATGCAACTAACACATCTGGTATTACTGCTATCGTACAGGATTTGACACCTCAGCTTGGTGGTAACTTAGATTTAAACGGCAAGAATATCAATGGCAACGGCAATATAAATTTAGCTGATAATTATAAATTAACGTTAGGCACAGGTAATGACCTAGAGATATCGCACGATGGTGTGTCAAGTTACATACGTGATGTGGGTGCTGGTGACTTACAGATATTTGCTTCAGATGATGTTTATATTAGAGGCCAAGGCAGTAATACGTATATGGCGCGATTTAATGAAAGCGGTGCTGTAACACTATATCATAACAATGTAGTTAGGCTAATAACAACTGATAGCGGTATTACAGTTACTGATGAGGTAGAAGCTGTTGAATTTATAGGCCCATTGCGCGGCCCTACTAAATTTAAAGGTCAAGCTGGTGAGGCGTTATCTGCTGGTGATCCAGTATATATATCTGGCATATCAGGAAACACTACTGTTGTTTCTAAAGCCGATGCCAATAATGCAAGTAAGATGCCAGCCTTTGGTATTATAGATGCATCTGTAAGCGCAAACGCATCTTGTCAGGTAATTACTTTTGGTGAAATGCACAATTTAGATACATCTGCATTTAGTGAAGGTGATGAACTGTATGTATCAAATACAGGTACATTAACTACAACAATACCATCAGGTGAGTCGTCACAAATACAGAAAATAGCTAAAGTAACACGTTCACACGCAAGTGCTGGTGGTATATTTATAATGGGTGCAGGGCGTAGCAATGCTGTACCTAACCTTGATAATGGTGATATATTTATTGGTGACGGCACTAATCATGCAACAACTACAAGTCTTAACACTGCTGTAAATGCACTAACATTGACAAACTATTTACCATTATCTGGCGGTGCAATGACAGGCAACATAACTACGTCAGGCACGTTTGATGGCAGAGATGTAAGTGTTGATGGCGCAAAGTTAGATGGCATAGCTACAGGTGCAGATGTAACTCTAAATGAGATATCTGCTGGTACTAACGTAACGATATCCGCAGGGGGCGTTATTAGCTCAACTGCAAGTGGTGGACTCGCACACGTTGTAGACGATACTACACCGCAACTTGGCGGCAACTTAAGTCTTAATAGCCACGATATCACAGGCACAGGTAATTTAAACTTTACCGGGAGCGTAACCCTATCAGGCACAGTAGATGGCCGCGACGTAGCTGCTGATGGTACTAAACTTGATGGCATAGAAGCATCTGCTGATGTGACGGATACTGCTAATGTAACTGCCGCAGGAGCCTTGATGGACTCTGAGGTTACTAACCTAGCACAAGTTAAAGCATTTGATTCTTCTGATTATGCTACTGCCGCGCAAGGTACTACTGCTGACGCTGCGCTACCTAAAGCTGGTGGTACAATGACAGGTGACATACTGTTCAACGATGGTGTTAAAGCTAAGTTTGGTACTAGCTCAGACTTACAAATCTATCACGATGGTAGTAACTCTATTATTGATGATAGTGGTACAGGCAATCTGTATATACGTTCAAATGATGTATTAATTGACAAATACACAGGTGAAAGAATGATACGTGCGATTGCTGATGGCGCAGTAACATTGTATTACGATAATGCAGAAAAACTAGCTACAACATCTACAGGTATAGATGTAACAGGTGCTATAGATGTTGCTACATCAGGTGCTTCTAATACATCTAAAGGAATTGCCATTTCTACTAGCGGTACTAACTTTGAAAGCGATGGCGGTATAATAAGTATAGACCATGCGGCAAGTGGTGCTGTTACAGGCGGTTATTTTAGTAAGTACAGTGCAGGTGGTACATTACGTCATTCGGTCAAAGGTGATGGTAAAGGTTACTTTGCAGGTGGTATAGATGTAACAGGTGCAACTAATACTACAGGTACAAGTAACACTAGGCAGTGGTCTGTTGGTACAGCAGGTGCTAAAATGGGTGTATATGCGCTTGATAACAGCACTATGTATATGCGCGTTGAAAGTGGTAGTTCAACTAATTTTCAGTTTGGTACATATGATAACATTCCAATCTATACTATTACTAATAACACAGTTAGAACCGCGCTATTAGGTAATGGTAATTTTGGCGTGGGACACACGTCACCAGTTGCTAAAATGGCAATACTAGGTACATCTAACTCAACTATAACTGAAGCTAACTCCAATCTATGTGTTGAGGGTAGTGGTGGTAATGGTATGTTGTTTGGCACATTAAATACAACTGGATTTAAAAGCTATATACAATCAGGCTATGTATCAAGTTTAAGCGCAGCAACTTATGACTTATTGTTAAACCCAGAGGGCGGTAACGTGGGCGTAGGTTTATCAGCACCGACTGCTAAGATGCATTTATTTACAGATGGTATTGACCAATCAGTATTCTCAGCACAGACAGATTTAGGTGCTAACAACAGAATACTAACATTGAAGTCCCCTGTTTCTGATAGCGGAAGTGCGCCTTACAGATGGCAGACAAGTAACAGTATACAATGGGAAATTGACACAACTGAAACTAAGTCAATGCTACTTAATTCGGCAGGTAATTTGGGCGTAGGAACTTACAGTCCGACTCATAAGCTCAGTGTAGCAGGTGAACTAAATACTACAGGAAGTATATATCTTAATTCAGGTACTGCGGATAGTCCACAAGTAGTGTGGAGATCATCTGGTTATGGCGACCAATACATAGATAACTTTCAAGGCAATCTAAGAGTTGTAAATTCTGGTGCTCAACAAGTCACCATTAAACAAGGCGGTAACGTAGGTATAGGGACTTCGGCTCCGACTGCTAAGCTCAGTGTAGCAGGTAATGTAAACGTAAGTAACGCATTAAACGTTGGTGGTGCTAGTGCAGCAGGTAGTGGCTTTATAGAATCTACTGTTGTAGGGCCTTCGCGTGCTTTACAAACTGTAGGTAATGTTAACACTACTCAGACCCATATAGGATTTGAAAATCTTTATGGTGAGATAGGTAGAATAGATGTTAGTGCATTTTCAGTAAGTTATGTAACTAGCTCAGATTATAGGCTCAAGACTGATATACAACCTATGCAAGGAAGTATTGACAGAGTAAAAGCATTGAAGCCTGTTAACTTTGAGTGGAAAGAAGACGGTACTAGAGTAGATGGTTTCTTAGCACATGAAGCTCAAGAGATAGTACCAGAAGCTGTTAGTGGAGAAAAGGATGCTACTAAAACTAACAAGGATGGTGTAGAGGTTCCAGACTATCAAGGCATTGACCAGTCTAAACTTGTACCTTTACTTACATCTGCACTACAAGAAGCATTAGCTAAGATTGATGACCTAGAGTTACGAATGGCTAATTTAGAAAATTAAACCAGGGGGCTTCGGCCCCCTATTACTAAAGGAGGCTATTGTGCCTAACTTACCTGAAGAGGATACTCAATTATATATGCTTCTTGGTTCTATGAGTGCTGATTTAAAAACTGTTCTTAATAAATTCACAGCAGTAGAAGAAAGATTAAACAATCATTCAAATAGAATCAAAGTATTAGAAAAAGCTAGTTATGCTAGGGCTGTAGTATATACAACTACAGTAACAGTAACACCAATATTATTTACTGCTCTTGGCTGGTTACTAACTAAAACATTTTTATAGGGAGATTATAATGGCAAAAGGAGCTGCAACAGAAAAGAATCTTGGTAACTTACATTCAACACTTACAACCATATTTACTAGAGTGTTACAGGGTTATCTAGATAAATTAGATAAAGCTCAGGAAGCATTTAACTCAGACGACTTTAACTCAGAGATAATGGGTGAACTAGAATACCTAAGTATAGAACCTAGTCCAGCTATGTTATCTGCTATAGCTAAGTTCTTAAAAGATAATAGTATAAGTTATGATTCAGAACAGATAGATGAACTAAGTGAACTTGAACAAAGGCTTAAAGCTAAGAAAGCTAGTAGACCTGACTTCTCTAATGTTACTGCGTTACCTTTAACGGGTACTGAGTAGTATGGGGCGTGATGCTAGGGAAATGAATAAGGCAGACCGTATTAAGGAGCTGCTACTTATTCAGGAGGCTTACCCTAACTTCCAAGACTTTTTATACGACGTTATGGTTAATCTTATGGGATTTAACTGTACCAATAACCAATTAGATATGGCGAACTACTTACAGTACGGTCCGTTATATAGAATGATACAGGCGCAGCGTGGTCAGGCTAAGACTACGGCTACTGCTGCGTATGCTGTATGGAGACTAATACATAATCCAACAGCTAGGATACTTATTATATCTGCTGGTGATACAATGGCTAAGGAGATTAGTAATTGGATTATCCAGATACTAAACGGTATGGAAGAGCTGTCATGTATGCTGCCAGACAAGTCTGCAGGAGACCGAGCATCTGTTACTGCATATGATATACACTATGTACTAAAGGGGCCTGAGAAGTCTCCTAGTGTAGCGTGTGTAGGTATTACATCTAACCTGCAAGGTAAACGTGCTGACGTACTTATTGCAGATGATATCGAGAGTGCTAAGAATGCTTTGACTGCAGATGCTAGGATGAAGCTTACGAACTTAACTAGGGACTTTACTTCTATATGTTCCCAGGGAGATATTATATATCTAGGTACACCACAGAGTGTAGATAGTATATACAATGCTTTACCTGGACGTGGCTTTGGTATACGTATATGGCCTGGTAGATATCCTACAGACCGAGAGGTAGAGAACTACGGAGAACACTTAGCCCCTACAATAGCAGAGGCAGTTAAGAAAGACCCGTCACTTGCTACAGGAGGTGGTCTACTTGGTAACAGAGGTAAGCCAACAGATAGTATTATATTAGGAGAAGATATTCTGGTTAAGAAAGAGATTGACCAGGGAGCTGCTTACTTCCAGCTGCAGCATATGCTAGATACCAGGCTTGCAGATGAAGCTAGGTATCCATTGAAACTAAATAAACTAATCTTTATGAATATAAATAAAGGTAGAAGTCCTATACTTCTTAATCACCAACCGTCTATACATAACAGAGTACCGACTCCAAGTG